ATTTCGCCCGATTGATCGCTTGGCGTGCGTCCTCGACCTGCATGAACGAATACGTACCCGCGTTGTCGTGCGCGATCATCTCCTGCGCGTCCGAGAGAATGCTGGCGGCGTACATTGCCGGACCCGAGAACCGGAAGGTCAGGCTCTCCTCGACCGCCTCGCGCATCTGCGCTTCGGTGCAGCCGTACATGCGGATTTCGCGCCGTTGGGCGTCGGTCAGGTCTGCGTATCGTTGGGTCACTTGCATTTGCTGTCCTCTATCGGTTGGTTAAAAGACTTTATTATACCACAGGTGCGATACCCTGTCAATTATCCCCTCGCGCCATCTCTTCGCGGATTCGCTGCTGCAGCCTTTCGATCCGGCGTTCGTTGTACCGCACGATCGACTCGGCGTACTCCACCGCGCTTTCGGCTCGAACCTTCGCGAATTGCGCCTCGTATAACTCCTGCGCCATCGTCTCGGCCAGTGATTTCTTGCGCGCCATTGTGCGCACCGCGTCTGTCAGTGGTTTAAAAGCTCTCACGATTTCGCTCCCTTCAAGATGTCGTCGATTATCTTGCTGCACTCGTCCACGCCCCCATTGCAATACAACACCCGCTGCGAGGACTGCTGCGCCTTGGTCTGCACCGCGTGCGATATGAATTTCGTCATCAGCACGATGGGACAGCCCCGATTGACAGATTGCGATTTCGCCTCGTCCGCTGTCATGAAAACGGGTTCCAGAGGCCGACCTCGGTATCTGTCGCGCACGTAGCCGATTTGCGCACCCATCAACCCGACAATAAGAACCCGCTGTGTGCCGCGTACCTCGGTCGCAGTCGCGAGGGTCTCGCGTTCCCGCACGTTCGCTTTCGCTTCAGCCCGGTCCACCCAGAATGCGGAAGCCTCGATTTGCGATTGCGCGACGCGCTCGATCACCATCGCGCATATCTGGTCCACCAGCGCGACGAGAGCTTTGCCTATGGTGGTCTCCAACGACATCGCGGGCTCCGGTGGTGGTGCGGGCTCCGGTAGCGGCTTGGCCAACTCTTTCGCTCGCTCTCTCGCCCTCTCTATCGTAGGCTCGTACGTCTTGAGCCTCGGGTAATTGATCTTCGCTCGTCGGGGTTCGGGTAGATGCTTTTGCGCCGTTTGGAGTGCCCTTTCGCTGCTCATCGTAGGCTCGGTTTCGAAAACCCACACTAGGGCATTGAACAAAAGCTCCTTCTCGGCATTCGACCATCTGATTTTTTGCACAGCGGTGTCCTCTATGTGTGTATGCTAAAAAACGGGAGGACCCTTTCGAGCCCTCCCTAAGGGCAACTGCAGCAACTGCGGTGCCGCAGTGCTCCTATTATACCAAGGCGAGCGCGGCTTGCAGGGCGTCGCGTTTCAGTCGAGCACCAGCACCGAACCACGCCGACTGCAAGCGGGTGTCACGCGAAGCGGCTCCGCGCTCGTGATCCGCGAAGCGGGTGACGGCGTTGAGCAGACCCCAGGCGGTGCCGGTGGCGGTCTTGACCTGCTGGCCGATCCCGTCCAAGTAGATCTTGGTGACCAATTCGATCATCGGGCGCTTGGCCTTGGGGTCGATCTCCTCGTCTTCGCCGTAGAACACGTCGATGAAATACTTGGCGGCTTCCTCTTTCGACACTTTGCGCTTGCTCAGCGTCGTCGCATCGCCCTTGAATCGGTCCCATGCGCCACCGATCAGACCCAACTCGGTCTTGAATCGCACCGGGTCGAATTTCGTGCTGTGCGGCACCCGGATCTGGCCGGTCTTGTTGTCCACCGCCACGGTGAGAGTGTTGTTGCACACCACGCGGGTGGTAGTGAACTGCGCCACGTTCGACAGTGTGCCGTCGCACGAGGTGGCCAGCAGCAGATAGGGTAGCACCACATCACCACCACCGACGTCGAATGAATCGTCGGCCTTGGCCAGTGCCCAATAGGTCGCGCCCTCGCGCAGCATACCGGCAGTCTCCATCTTGAAGCCACCGACCTCGCACAGATCGCGGAAGAACTCCATCACATCCCGGGGCTGCGTGATGTGGTAATTGCTCGACATAACCGACAGCGGCGCACCCGTGTCGGAGCGATACAGCGCCCAGCGCTTGGGTACCGTTTGCATCCGCACCGGAGCATCGTTCTCGTCGCGCACCTCGTAGGCGATCGCACCACGCTTGACCTCCCAATCGAAGCCAGCTTCCCGGGTCCAGACGTCCAGGTTCGCGTCCGGAGTCAGCGCTTGCCCGAGTCCGTGCCACGGGGTCTCGCCCACGTACGCCATTGCGGCCTTACCAGCGGAATTGATGTGCAGTTGATGAGCCATTTTGCAGTGTCCTCTATAGGTTGGTTGTTGAAGTCTCAATTATAACACTCGTACAATACCCTGTCAAGTATTAGTACGGCGCGTCGGGCGCATTAGCGATTTCTTGCGCCTTAATCCGTTTCACCAGACGACTCATCTGCGCGGGTGTAAGACGCGTGAAAGGCCACGTTGGCCAGTCTTTCGATGGCGAGCAGCCGCCTTGCGAATTCGCCGACAAGGGCGTGTAGTCGGGCATTTTCCTCGCGCAGCCGAGCGTTTTCGCTGCGCTCGTCACCGAGAGCGAGGTCGAGTTGTCTTTCGGATTCATTCACTTCAGGGCCTCCATACAAAAACGTCAAGAGCCAGAACAATCAGAGCCAGCAGCAGGGCCACTCGCTCTACCTTTTGCGCTTTGGTCAGCTTCACCGGGTGCATTACAGCACCTCGGTGGTGTCGATGTTCATCGCCACGCTGGTCTTAGTATGCGTCGAGCACCACTCTTCGCCCAGCGCCTCGCGGGCAGCGACCGTATCCAGACGCTCCGAAGAGATGTGACGGGTCTTGAGCACGTAATTGACGCCACGGTAAATAGTGTCCACGCCGTTGCAGTCCTCGCGCACCGCCTTGACCAGTTCCTTTTCACGCTTGGCGAGCGACGCGATCTGCTCGCGCAGTGCTGCAAGCTCGTCGATAATCGCAGCGGTGACGACGATCGCGGGAGTAGTGACTTTAGCCATTGTGTTGTCCTCTATCGGTTGGTTGAAAAGCTTTATTATACCACGGGTGGAATTACTTGTCAAGTATCCTCTCCGCCGTGATCTGGGCGTATCCCGCTATATCCACCCAGGAATCCCGGTGCTCGGGGTTGCCGTTCAGGATTCGCGAAATCTTGTGCGCGATCATGTCGAGCGCTTCCTTCTGGTGGCTCTTGAGCCGCCTCCACCCGTCCTGCTCGCGCATGTACTCCTTCAAGTCCTGCGCGATGATGCCTTGATGAGTGAAATCCCCATACTGCTGACCACGCTCATCAGTGATTGCTTCTATATCAACTTTGGAGTGCTGCAACTAGTCCTCCCTTCATATACCGTCCACGAATGGCGTCTTGCACATCGAATCCCTCCTCTTTGCCGCGAAGCATCATGTCTTCTACGATCTCTTCCGGTGTCTCCCCCCTGCGCATTATGCGAAGCATCAGTTCTTCCGTGGTCATCTGCCGCCCGAGGGTATGCGGACCAAACGCGTCGGCCAATTCGTCTTGACCGTATGTCCGAGCGTTCTGCGCCACGTCGGCGAGCGCCGCTTTATCGTACATCGACACATTGGGGTCGCCCAGCCGAAGTGGTGACACTCTCGATCCGGACTTTGGACCCGATGCTGCCGCGAAATTCGCCTCGCGAGCGTACAACAGACCCCGAATCTGCTCGGGCGTCATATTGAGCAGGTCTTTCGGATTTAGACCCATGGCCTGTGCTGCCATATCCGGTCCCATCGTCGTGCGCATCCAAGTCTCTTCTCCTGGCCGGTTGGTAAGAGGACGATTGAACAATTGAGGAGAAAAGCTGGGTCTACCGGGTCCGGCTAGATTAGAGGAATACTCGCTCACTGGCCCAATGAACCCCAAATCACCATGCCCCGCTGAATGCGATGCTACGTTGCCCAATCGCCGGACGGTGTTGATGTCAGTAAGCGTTCTGGCCGCATTGCCATGGCCCCCAGCGCGAATCATGTCATAAAGTGCGCCGTAGAGCATTCGACCACGACTCGGACCCTGCGACCACCAATGAATGTCGGGGTCTGGCGAAGCTACGAAAGGCTTGACCGACATCGCGTTGATGTCCAGCATCGCGGGATTGCTATTCGGGTCCCGGCGTGCTCTGCGCATAGTGTCTTGCAAAGGCGAGAGCATTTCGTTACCCGACCCAATCCCCATGTCCTCTTCCCAACTAATCCTGGGGTATTCGGGTCGACCCGCGAGGCGATCGGGGAGTTGTGCAGCTTCGAATATATCTTTAGGCACCCTGCTCTCGGGGTCAAGCCGTATACGCCCCTCTTTCGGCAACCTTCCGCTTTTAATCTCAGCAAGATCGCGCCCCCTAGATGGTACCAATGTGGCCCGCACAGGCTCGCCTTTGGGCGTCTTGCCGAACAGCCCCATGTCGCTGTATTTGTCGAGAATCTCGACCGGCAACATGTTCTTTTGCATCTGCCGAAACGCGGGCGGTATCGCTTGAGCGCCAGGGACAGCACGCAATGCAGCGTGCCCCCTGTCGACCCCTGCCATCAAGTCAGCGAACGACTTAGGCGCGTTGGGATGGAACTTCAGTGGGAGCGGTGGTGCCATAAAATACCTCGTCGGATATCGCCAGAGTCTGCAGATGCAAATCCATAGTCAGTTGCATCGGGTCGCTGTACCCACCGGCTAGATTCCAGGTGACCGGCACCCGCAACTTGTGAGCAGCACTGAATACTCCACGATCACGAGCCGCAAGGCCCTCTTTCGACAGGTATCCAGCCTCATAGGGGTCCTGGTCCCAGGCATCCGCACCGGCCTGATACATTATTATACTCGGGCGATGCTGACGAATCAAGTCGGTGAAAAAGCTGCGCCACTTGACATGCTCCCAGCGGGTATGCCGTGATGCGCCCAGGTCTTCCCTGCGAATGTGGGCGACCTTTTCCTCCAGACCCAGCTTGCCGATGATGTCGTCCGTGCCGTCGCCGTAATGCCCATCCCCGTCGATGATCATTACCCGTGCGCCGACGTTGACCATCCGCACGGCGGCATGCATCAAGCCATTGAACGTGCAATACCCCCAGCAATGGTCCCAGTGCGCGTGGTGGAACCCCTGCGTCGCAGAACACGTGACACCACCCCAGCGCAGCGCATGAGTCGCTGCGTCAAAGAATGCGCCATTGGAAGCCAGAACAGCCCGGTTAACAGCCGGGTTCGTATTACCGAAGCCGTTCTTCTTGCGACCCTCGACTACTGCTCGTACGAATTCAGGATCGTGCGCCACGACCAGATCCTCGGGCGCAAGCGGGTCCACCGGATTGGGCTTGCGACCGGATTGGCGAACGAACTCCGCGACCTTCTTGACGGAGATGAAATCGAAAGCGGCGTCCTGGTCCGGGTGATAGTAGATTGGGGTCATGGCGTGTCCTCTATTGGTTGATGAATTCCCGATTGTACCACGGATGGGATAGTCCCGTCAACCCCCAGCCGTCGAGATGCTCTTCTTCTTGCGCCACGCCTCGACTTTCGCTTGATCCTTGTCCTCGGCTTTTTCGCGAGTGGTGAATCTGAACATGCATTTGACGCAATAGCGCCTACGCTTGGTTGTGTTGTCCACATTCTGGTACGTAGTGCTCACGAAAGTCGTATATCCGCATGCAATGCATTTCACAGCCAGCCCCCATGAATTCCTATGTCTTGACACACTTTGCGGACACCCTCGCGCACATTCAGATTAGGGTGTTCCTTTTCTATATCGTTAACCATTCTAGACAGGATTTCGCGCAAACCGTCGAGCACCTGAATGGCGTGTGCTCCTATACCGTTGTCCTGCAGAAAGTAGATCGCCTCGATCTGGTCCGCCAGCTTTACAATCACCTCGATGTCGGTCCCGCGAATCTGACGATACGCGCCCGCGTAGTCCGTGTCCACTAGATCCTCGGCCTTTTCGAACACGCCCTTACCACCCGCTTGCTCCAGCACCCGCTTGAACGGGGTCGGCGTGTCCCCAGTGCGCACCTCGATGATGTCGTGCGACAGCGACCACTGCAGCAGCTTGAGTTGCAGGTTATTTTGCATCAAACCCGGCCACCGCATAGCAGCAGCCAACGATCCCGCGATCACCGCAACCGCGAATGAGTGCTCGGCCAGCGTCTGCTCGCGTGCGACTTGCACAATGTGCCAACGACGAACGTGGCACGCCCTCAATTGTTCTGCAGTAGTAAGGCTCATTTCTTCACTCCAAATGCTTCGCGGATCAGATCAGCAGAATGCCACGGCTCGGCTTCGTAGGCGATCGCGGCGCAGCGGTCTGCGACTTGCCACTCCAATTCCCTGAGCAGGTCTTCAACCGTGTCACCGTGGCCGGTGGCGTAACCCTGAGCCATCATCCATGAGGCCACTTTGTTGCGCTCGGCTGCCTGGGCCATGTGGAAAAAGCGTTCAAGCCTGGGCGACTGTTTACCGTTCATTTCATCGCCCTGATCATCGCCGCAACGGCTTCACCACTTATATCCTCGAATACAGAAATCTCGACGTTGCGTGCGATTCGCTCGACGATTAATGACCAAAGCGTACGAGTTACTAATTTGTATTCTTCATTATTCGAGCCCGGTATGTCGGAGAAATTCTCCGAGTACCACTCTTCGAAGTTATCCGACATGACGCATGATCCCCGTGTTTTCATCCACCCGCCACTGGCGAGCCTCGTTGATGTCCATCTTCTCCTCGACAGCTTTGTGCACGTCGATGCCATTCTTGTGCGCCACATCGAGCAGCAGGATCATGATATCGCCCATTTCAAGGGCTGCACGCGGATTGCGACAATACTCACCAATCTCCTCGTAGAGCTTGAGTAGAATATCTTTCGTCGTGCGTTGTGGAAAGTTACTATCGGCCCAACGGGTAACCCGATCCTGTAACTGACGTATGTCGGCTCCCCCGCGTTTTTTGTACGCGTTAACTGCGCGTACAGCCAGCTCGGCATTTTTGTCGCAGTTCCCCATGACGCCGCGTAAGTGGTGACGGACTTCGAAAGACGCGACGGTAGCGCCTTGCGCGTCGATGATCTGCGCGGAATTTTCGGGATTGACCGACCACGGAACGTCGTTGGCTTCATCAGTGTGTACCGTAGATTCGACTTGCATCATACTCGTGTCGCCTTCCAAATGTCAACAATCTTGTCCATACGAAAAGTCCGGGAACCGTAGTTCAGATGGTGGACATCTTTATACGTCGGACCAGTGCCAACCCATCTGACCACCGCTTCATTCTCCTCGATAGCCTTTACGATGGACACCAGATCGCGCTCATCACGAACGTAATTTACAAAGTTCAAGAACACTTCTCGGGTACCATTATAGCTGATCGCGTCGGTGATCTGCTTCGCGCTGAATGTGAATATGCGCCTGGGTAGCTTCGTCACAGTAGTAAGTTCCGTCTTCTGGCCGATGTCCTCGAAGCTGATCTCCACTTGATCGTCGTAGCACGGACCTGAATACCCGACTTGCGTACCCTCGGTATCGTATCGATTCGCCACCCGAATCGGATACGTCCTGCACGTGCCGATCACCCCTACTCTAGTGCGGCCCGACGCGTGGAACAGCATTTCATACGGGATGCCCGAGTCCGCCAGAATCTGCCACGTGCTCACATCACGCGAAGTCGTGTAGGGGTAGAACCCATGGTACATAGACAGCCCATAGCCCTGCGCACCCTCGACCAGGACATGCCTAGCCTTCCCCAGCGCGTGCCGGTATCCCTGCACGGTGGTGACGAGATCTTTCAGCTCTTTACAATTGGCCGCTATGTTCATGTCGTCCGGGTCACGCCGAATCCTCTGAATCATCGCGGCACCCACGCCCTTTTTGGTCGACCCGATCTTGGTCATCGGCCCCGCTTCTTCCTCGATGTGCCGCTGCGTGACGATCGCCGCGTGTGGGTGAATGATGACTGAGACCTCATCATCCATCAAGTCCTCGCACGCTTTCATCTCGTCCAGAAGCTGCTGCGGATTGATTAGCGATCCCGGGCCAAGCATGATGCGCCTCAGAAATGGAGATACCACACCATTGCCCAAATGAGTGTGAATGAACTTGCGACCCGTGCTGTCGATGTATGTGTGCCCCGCATTCGGTGCCCACGCCGTGATCACCGTGTCGGGTCCCTCCTCCTCGGCCAGATATCCGACGATCAGCCCCTTGCCGGTGCTGCCGTATTGCAAGTCTACCACTACTTTAATCGATTCCATGACTCACCCCTTTGCTGCGTACCAATCATCACCAACACCCCAATCGCACCGAATCGGAACCCGAAGCCGAATGGGACACTCGACACCATCAAACGTCGTATAAATCCGAGCTACCTCCTGCGCTTCCTCCTTTGCGTCCTTGTCCAGAGATATACCCACTTCATCGTGCACAGTGAGCAGCAGTCTGCCACACTCCTTGTCCACTAAGTACCTGTGCAGTTCGATCAGCTTTTGCTTCATGCAATCCGCACTTGTGGCTTGATAAATCAGCCCCGACGCCTTGTGCACGAACTGCCCTCCCGGGAACCGAATGTGCCTACCCATGATCGAGCGTACATGGCCACGCTCTTTAGCAATGCCGCTGGCTTTGGTCGCCGTGTTGCGCATCCCGGGATTCGCCGCGTGGTACTTCTCGAAAATCGCCATCGCTTCAGGACCAGCCTTCAAGAACACATTGCCATTAGGCCCTACTTCCTCGGTGTACGGCAACCCGCACTCCTGAGCCAGCCGACCGGAACCCATGTTAAACGCAAGACCGAGATTGATAGCCTTGGAGCTTGGGCCACCCGCATACTGCGCATTTCGAGGAATTCCGGTCAGATCGCTCACCAACTGGTGAAAGTCTAGATCTGGATTCTTTTGATACGCCTCCAGAATCGTGGGTACCTGACCGTAATGGTTAGCAACCCTAAACTCAAACTGGCTCCAGTCCAGACCCAGCCAATCGGCCCCAACATCTGGTATGAAGATGGGGCGCACCAACGACTTAATATCTTTATCTCTTGATGGGATTTGCTGGAGAGCCGGATTAGTGATGCTAAGTCGTCCGGTTCCGGTGCCAGCCTCAGCATCGTTCTTAGTCTGGTTGTAGTTGCAATGGATCGTGCCGTCATGCTGATGTCCTAGAATGTGACCTTTCAGGAATGTGTCCCGCGTTTTGAGCATCTTGCGCAAGTCGAGAATCATCGCAGCCGCTGGGTGCCGCATTCTGCGCAGACAATCGGCGTTGATCGATGCTTTCCCGCCATCGGTCTTGTCCGCCTTAGTGCCGTCGACCAGATACCACTCGTTATCCTCGCCGAGAGTCGGCTTGAATAGGTCGGAGATGGACCCGGACGGGTTCGGGTTGACTTCGAAGCCAGCGAGGGTATTCAGATCCCGCTGCATGACGTCGATGCGCTTCGTGAGGCCGTGAACCGCCTTCTCTGCTCGCTCCACGTTCACCCGCACGCCCTGGTACTCCATATCCATGATCACGGGCATCAGATCCGTTTCGAGCTTGTGGACTTGGTGCAGATTCTGCTTCTCTATCTCCCCACGCTGCCAGTTGTACAGCGCCATGGTCACTACCGCATCTTGAATCGCGTACTTCGAAACCACATGCTCGGGTGCCCGGGAAATATTGGGCATCTGGGCATTACGAGTCGGCCTACCCCCGAACAGCTTCGCCATCTCCTCGTAAATCTCGTCATCTTTCTTCTGCCCCGCATACTTGCGAGCCAGGAAATCGAGCGCATACGTGGGTTCGTGTTCGCTGATTAGAGCCGCCCGCACCATAGTGCAGTCGATCCGGTCGAGCGGAATGGACACCCCAGCTTCCCGCAGGAAATGAAGATCGAATTTGAGGTTGTGACCCACCCACCTGTCCACCGACTGTGTGCGAATAAGGTCGTTCAACCAGTCAATCACACCGGGGTTGGTGCGAACATCCCAATACCACGCATGGTCCGGGAGTGCGATGGACACGCCGAATAGCTTGTCCTTCCACCAATGCAGCCCGGTGGTCTCGGTGTCGATCACCATAACGGGCACGCTGTCTATGCGAGGAAACGCGGACATCAGAAGGGGATGTCTTCGTCGATGAACCCGCCGTCGTACTTCGAATTACCGCTGGAGATGGGGGGCGCTCCACGAGCTGACTGCTCTTTTCGATTGATCTTGAGGGAGAAATATTTCTTGCCCTCCATCTTCCCACCCTCTTTACCCTCATTCACCCAGGCCGATACCCAGAAGTCCACACCTTCGACGTTGAGTGAACCGGTAAACTCCGGATGCTTGTCGGTCTTACGATTCTCATTACGGGCGATCATGCCCGAATTAGTGTTGTCGTATGCCATCGATTTCAGTCCTCTATGCATTGGTTGATGAAGATGCTATTATATCACCACTAGGATGATCGGTCAACTATCACAGTTTGTACCCGTTGTACCCTTCCACTATATCGAGCACGTTCTTGCTACGGGTCATTCCGACATAAAACACGCGGACTTCATCATCGGGTGATTTTTCCGCTGTCTGCTGCACCCGCGTTGTCATGTCCGTGAGAAGAATGACGCGATCCGCTTCATGACCTTTTGCAGCATGGATTGTTGAAAGTCGTATAGTAGGTGCGACGTTGAGGTCGGCGTCAGCGTAAAAGTCCACGACGCGCCCGGGGATAGCGAGGGCCACATAGAAAGGACTTCTTGTGACGGCTGCATAATCGTTTCTTTCAAGCGCTGCTCGGGTGTCGGCTGTTGCGACCGCGAATATTGCGTTTCGCTCACCATCACTGATCCGCTCCCCTCGGACCAACTTGTTGAACGCTCGGATGCCGATCGCGAACCGATTTTGATACATTCCCGGTCTGCCGCTCTCTCGCGTATAGGGCGTCCTCTTTTCAATGAGCGATTGCTCCACTTCACGCAAAACGGAATGAGTCCTCCCGAGGAGTAATGTATCCGTCCCATGTTCGATGTCCACCGAGTTGATCGAGCCATGTACGCGGACCAATCCCAAATCCGCTCGGGGATTGAACTCTTTATCCACTCGGAAATTGATGCGACGGATGAGACCTTGAGAGCGCGAGTGGACTGAAGATGGAAGTCTATGCGATTGCGTGAGAACTGTGCTACTACCCTTATGCCTTTGCGTGAATCTTGCCATACCGTGAGCATCCGCACCGGCCCAAGTGTAGATTGCTTGGTCGTCATCCCCTGCGATGATAACTTGGTAAGACCTTTTGCAGATCTTTTCGATGACTGACCACTGAAGAGGTGATAAGTCCTGAGCCTCGTCGACGAAAACGACTTCGGCATCGGTGCGGACCGAGCCCTTCGCGGCCCGCTCCAGCATATCGGTAAAGTCGTAATAGCCGTATGTAGATTTCCAATCAGCATAGGCCCGAACAAAAGCATTGAATTCGGCGCGAGTCCCAGGTCGATCAGAGACGTCGTAGACCTCGGCAGGGTTGCTGAACGTATTTCTCGCATAATTGAGTATATCTAAGTAAAAGTCCCCGTCCGCTCGCTCCTCGTCGTCCTCCGGAGACTTGCCTATGATTGGCACCCCCATCACCATGGAGAATTCCCGCAGCTTCATCGAATCCACTACTTGAGACTGCCGCATCCCCATGCTTCTGAATGCCATCGCATGAATGGTGGACACATTGTCCGACCTGCGCAGCCCCAGCCTGGATAGTGCCTCGTTAGCCGCAGCACGAGTAAAGGACAAAAATGCTATGCGTTCGGCTTGTGTGCCCGAATCTCTGGTCTCTTTCACCCTACGCAGCAGTTCTGTCGTTTTACCCGTGCCCGGAGGCCCGTATATAGCCTCAACTTGCATCAATACTCGGTGTCGGCTGTCGCCGCAGCCTCGTTGTCGTAGTCCGCACTGACCTTCACGCCACCTTGGCGAATGGTTTCGTACAGCTTCTCAGCACGCTGGTACACATCCTTCGACACGAACCCGAGAGGGGCGATATTGAAGTTAAAGTATGACTCATTGCGTGCATTAGTCTCGGTCGTCGCCGACAGCTTGTAAGCCCTGCTGAACGAGTCAGTGTTGGTCAGACGCATAAGCGAATTCCAGCGCTTACTCACTTTCATCTTGGACTTCGCCATCGAGATAACGGCTTCTTGCCACTGGCCATTGAAGTGCACAAGCACAAAATGCTGTGCAGTATCGCTAGCCTCCAGCCCCTCTTCGCCCAGCGCGGCGATGGCGTCGTCAGCCAGCCCTTTGGATGCGAATGCCCCACGGAAGCCATTGGAACCCCCGCCCCCCGCCTTGCGATCTTTCCATACCAAGTATTGCTTGGTGTAGTAGACCGGCACGACCGTTACCGACTCACCATACAATTCGCGGGTAACGTTGTTGTACAGCATCCCTTCGTCCGCGCCTTCGATGTAGGCCGCATCCGTCTTTTTACGAGCCGGAGACAGTGCCTGAATCAGCTCGATCCTGGGAATAACCATGTCGTCTGT